TCTCCTTGTACTCTAGGAACTTGTGAAAGTCTTCGTCTGGCAGACCAAGTGTATCATTGAGGAGTGCGTACGCACGTTGGTGTACTGCTTCTCGTGCCGCAAACGATGACAACATGTTGCGGACTTCATTGTTCTTGAACTTTGGTATCAACAGTTCGTGGTAGTTCTCCCCTACCTGTACATCTGACTGCGTGAATAGTCGCAGTACATGAGTAATAAATTCTTTCTCGGAATCTGACAGTTTGGTCTTCCAATCCTGTACATCTTCTGACAGTTCCGCTTCATCTTCAATCCAGTGTATTTCCTCGTGTTTCTTTGATAGTTCAACCGCCCAAGGATACTTGAACGGCTTGTATGTTTCCGATGTTTTTAGTAATGACATACTAATCCTTTATTTGAATTGTTTATTAACCCTCGCAGGCCCGACATTCATCGCCACCTTCAATTGGTTCGTACTCCACTTCACCTTTTAGATGCATCATAAGATCTTCATAACCACCTATGTACTTGCCCTCCAGATAAATTTGAGGAACTGTCTTGACCTTTCGTCCTGTAACTTCTGCAGCCGACTTTCCAATCTCTTCAAGGTCGACGTAGTCATATTCTATGCCGCGTAATGACAGTTCCTCTGCGGCCATTTTGCACCATGGACAGTCTTGCTTTCCATAGAGTAGTGTTCGGTTGTCGTCTTGTAACGCCACCCGTTCAACTTTGTCAGATACCGTCTCCGCACGAGACTTTGCCTCGGTGCGCAAATAGTATAGTCCCTTGAGACCTTTCTTCCATGCGTTGAAGTGTACTTTATTGACATACCGCTTCGGTGCACCTGACGGGAAGAATAAATTTACTGACTGACCCTGACAGATATATTGCTGTCGGTCAGCCGCGTGTGTTACTACCCAGTTCTGGTCTAGTTCTTGAGCGGTCTTGAATACCGCCTTCTCTCCTTCGTTAAGGAATGGTAGGTGTTGCACCGACCCTTTTTTAGTAATGATACTAGACCATGTAGATTCGTTGTCGTGACCCTTTTCTTGCAACAGACTGGTAAGATACGGATTCTTCACTAAAAACGAACCAGCGCGAGTTCTGTGCGTGTAGGCGCATGCCTTACTTGGTTCAATAGATGGTGATGTAGACAGAATAACTCCAGACGATGCATTCGGTGCGATCGCTAATAAGTGAGAGTTTCTGCGTCCAGTACCTTCTCCGTCTAGGTACTCACCACGTTCTTTTGCCAATAGTTCTGTTTCAGCAACAGCTTCTTCTGAGATGTGAGAAAAGACCACTTGATTTATTTCACGTGCCTTGTCGGATTCCCAAGATACACCGTGTTTTTGTAGGAGTGAATGGAAACCCATTGCTCCAAGTCCAATGCTTCTTTCACGTGCCGCCGAATAACGGGCGCGGGAAATACTATCTGGCGCATGACCGATGAAGTATTCGAGAACGTTATCCAACATACGAATAAGATCCCGCACGATATTAGTGTCTTTCCATTCATCATAATATTCTAAGTTTAGTGAAGACAAGCAACACACCGCTGTCCTCTCAGCGGAAGTAGGTAAGTGTATTTCGTTACATAGATTTGATCCGTGGATGCGCAGACCCTTCTCTTTGAGAGACATCGGTAGACCACGATTCGCGGTGTCGATGAAGTTTAGATATGGTTCGCCAGTTCGGAAACGAATCTCAAGAATGCGTTCCCATAGTTTACGTGCGTTGACAGTGTCTTTTACTGCACCGTCTTTTGGATCACGCAAATCAAAATCTGTGTTGTTCATTACAGCAGCCATGAACTCATCGGAGATGTTGATCGCATTGTGGATGTTCAGCGCCTTACGTTGTACGTCGCCTGTAGGAATGCGAATGTTTAGAAACTCCATGATGTCTGGGTGTGATATGTCTAGGTATGCCGCATAAGACCCCTTACGCGTTCTCCCTTGACGATACGCAATCATGTCTGCGTCTACAGTATGCATGAACGGAATAGGTCCTGGAGCAATGTCAGAGACGGTTCTTACGTCTCCCCAGTGACCGCCTACCCCACCGCCCATAACAGACAACCAACGTAACTCTGAAGAGTGCTCGATTAGTCCTTCGAGTGTGTCTGGAACATAGGTTAGAAAGCAGGAGATGGGAAGACCTTTGCCTTTGGTTTCACCGTTCTTTGGGGCATTAGACAGTACAGGCGATGCAAACATGAACCACTTTTTACTTACATACTCGTAGAGACGTTCTGCGAGACCTTCGTCTACAACACCCTCATATCGTGACCATGCGATCGCCGCTCTGGCATAGGCATCTTGCGGAGAGTGTTCTCCATCCATCATGTAAAAATCTTTCAACATACCCACAGCGTAGTCAGTCAATAGATCGTCACGATCATAGTGTATATCAATCATATTATTGTTGCTCAATTATTTTGAATAGTCGTAAAACGGTTCATCACGTTGGAACTCATAGTCCTCGATGATCATTTGTTTTCCGGTCTCATGGAACTTTTTACAGCACTCTTCTATGTAAAAAGTCTTTTCTTCGTCACTGAAGAGTTCTTCCCACATCATATGGTTATTGAAAGAACTACTAGGTTTAGTGATCAGGAATCTTTCGGGTGAAAGGGAGTCGCCCGAGTACCCGTCGAGAGGAACATAGATCAAGTTTTCTTCGGAGTAAGATGAGAGAAGAAGATCTTCATCTATGATAGAGGTTTCTAAAATGACTACTTTATAGTCACCATAATCCGTAATCTTCATCTTGCATCCCATTAATTTAGACGTAAGATTATATAGTATTATGAGGACTTCGTAAAGCTATTTTTTGAACTTTTTTGGTAGGATTCGACGTAAAATTTCTACGTTCTTTTTGCGCTTGTTCTTGCGATCACCCTTCTTCCGAACGATCACAGTAGAGGAGTCGTCTCCAGCGCCAGGGACTCCTGAAGTGTTGTTTGTTGGTACATCTTCGCTGAACTGCTTTTCAAATTCTTTGAATGACTTCATTTAGCAATCTCGTTCGCCGTGAATAGTACTCTGTGTCCAGTTCGCATATGGACGCCTTCATAGACAGGAATACCTAAAACATCGTAACATAAATTATTTTCTACAACGCGAACCTTGTCGTCCTTTCGTACAACTTCATGGCATTGGTCTGTCATAGAATCATTTCGCATCCTATACATGCCTTGTCCAAGGTTGCCATCTTCCAACACATACCATCGGGAATTCTCTAATAGAACGTCCATGATATCGATACCAGTTTCTTCGTGTATCTTTTGTAGGTTTTCGTCAGAGAGTTCTCCGTGTTCTTTGATCAGTGCGAGTGCTGCACCATAACGTGCGACCACAGATGATCCGCCTGGTGCCTTTGCCATGAGTTTCTTTAGATTGAATACGAGACGATGAAATGCGGTATAGTGTGATCGGTATGCGTCACGATTATCCATCGTGTCCATTGAGAAACTTTTGATCTTGTTTCCGTCGGCGTCAATGATTCCCGCTTTGTATGCGCCTGTATCCTCGAACTTAGTGACAAGTAGTTTTAGAAAACGAATTGTATAGACTAGATCAGCCGCTGATTTTAAGATTCCCATCTAAGTTCTCTCAATTTACTCACTACATGTTTGTCCATTTTGATGCCAGTGATATCGTCATTTTTTATTGCGTTTAGAAAAACGAGAAAGGGCTTCAAAGTGGGCCACTGTTCTAGGGGTATCTTTAGCGCTAACATCTCAATGCCAGCTTCATGCCCGAAGACATTGAAGATGACGATGAGATGATTCAGTATAAGTCTTTCCGACAAATTACCGTTCTGATGATACCTGTTGATGAGTCGTTTAAGATATTTGAACCTCTTTAGATCATCAAAAAACTCATCACCATCAATACATGTTGGATTGTAGTAATGCTTTGCTGCATATACCACAAGGTTCTTATTGTTCAATTTCATACCGTGAAACTTAAAGATTATGTTTCAGATATTTAGTGAAGCAATAATTAATCGTCTTCAGGTTCTTCTACGTCTTCAACTACAGGCGCTGGTTCAGGTGCTGGAGCAGGGTTCTTTGCGCCATGCCACTCTGCAATCTCTTCGTGAGAAAAGTTTTGAACCTTCAACAACTCGCCAGTCCTTGCGTCAGACCAACCTGCTTTGACAGGGACCGCGTCTTTACACCACTTAGGGGCCTTAATCATGATTACTTTCCTTTTACTGGATTGACGACTGACTTATCGCCATTAGATAGATTGTCTGCACCGCTTCGTGCAGGTGCTTGTTTCTTGACTGCTTTAGCCGCAGCGAAAGTCTTAGTGTGACCGTCTTCTTCGTTGTCTTCGATTTTCTTATCAGACTTCTTGTGCTTGGCAATGACTTCTTTGTCATGCTTAGAAGAGTGGTCGTCATACTTCTCTGGAGCAAGTGCGCCTTTCTTAGGGTTCGCAGCTTCTGAGATTGCGTTCCATAGAGACTCAAAAGAATCTGTTAGATCGATATCTAGAGACTCACGTTGATGTTTCTTCCAGTCGTCCATAGACAACTTACCACCAGCACGTTTGTAATCTGCGTACTTCTGAGAAGGAGTCTGAGAATCTTTCTTAGGGGCAGCAGGGGCAGGGGCAGGTGAGTCTTTCTTTTCATCATCGGCTTTATTGATCGCAACCTTGTCCGCTTTCGCAGCAGCCTTTGCAAGATCAGCAGATACTTCGTCTACTTTACCGCCTTTCTTCTTGGCATCGATAGCATCGTCTGTTGCGGCACGCTTCTTATGTAGGTATTCGTCAGAAGAATCTACATCGCCGTCGTTATCGATGTCCTTGTCGTCACGATTCTTGAACTCTTTATCGTTCTCTTTATCGTCTACTGGATCAAGTTTCTTGCCTTCTTTCTTAGGATGTGTTTTCCCGCAACCCTCATCTAGTTCGGCGTTACGCTCGGAGACCATTCCCAAATACGCCTCCATAATTTTATTGATATCTGACATCATAGTCTCCGTTGGTTATTATGCATCAAAAAAAGTTTTGATGACTACACCGGCAAAGATTGTTGCAGATAATGTAATAATGTATTGCATTACTTTTACAGTCTTGCCTTGTTCTTGAACGTTATCTTCGAGATCGTCCATTCGTTGAGAGAAACGATTCATTCGTTCAAAGTGTTGCGAGTTCGCTTTCTCAATGTTAATAAGCTTTTCTTCCGCTCTTGCAAGATCAATCATTGCATCGGAAAGCTTGTCTATTTTGTCCTCGATTCTTGCGAGGCGTTGCTCTTCACGTTGCACATGCTCTTGTAAAATTAGGTTGTTGTCTGCCATGTTTCGATCAGCCCATTAGTATTGATAATATAAGTCATATGATAATTATAATTTAATGTAATATAATTAGTTGACTTACGGTTAAGGTTTATGTTTATTTATAACGATCAATTACCATGCGCGACACGACCAATAGCGTGCCTTCCACTTCGGGCCAGGATCTGCACAATTGTGCCTAGCTCGAAAACTTTTACGACGAGCGGGATTGCTTTTCTTAATTTTCATATTCGGATCACCGAATGAGACCTTCACGACATTTCCCTTTTCGTTTTTTGTATATACGTAGAACTTCTTAGACCCACCACGTACAGGTTTGTTCAATGTAACAGTCTTACCCTGATACTCTGCTTCGGTCAGTTCTAACTCTTCGTTGAGAGACGCACACGCCTCACAACATCTTTCTTCTACATACTGTTTAAACTTTTTCATTTTGAAAGTAATGCCTTTGCTTTGGCACGATCGTGGAAAGCGAATGTATAAGACTTACCGTCTTTTTCGTCCTTGACCACATAACCAGATTTGGTCATCTTAGTGATCTTACCCATTCTCTTATCGCCATTCTTAGGTTCATAGTAATCAACGTCTCGTCCAACGTTTATTGAGTTCTTTGTCTCTGCGCCCATGCCTTTAGTTGCAAGTGTACGGTAGTTTTCATCAATAAATTCGACTTCTTCACGCATAAGTTTACCACCTTTCACTCTGAATCCGTTATCCTTTAGGATCTTAGTGATAGTAGTCCTCTTCGTAAAGTCGTCCATGTCTTTCAACATTTTGGTCAAACCCATGAATGCTTTGTCTTGGACATTGACACTAGAGTTATTGTGGATTGCACGAACGTATGCTGCAGCCTTCTCGAACTCAATGCCCTTACTCTTGTGCTTCAAGAGTTCTTTAGACATCTTCATGAAGTCTACTGCTTCTTGCATTTCTACCGATTCATTTGCTTGTTGAAGTGCCGCTTGTACTGCCTTATGCTTAGACAGACCTTTCTTCATTTTCTCAATCTCGCGAACAGCACCTGTCATATTACCGCCCATTTTTTCGGCAGTTTTGATTGCTTTGATAAGTAGGTTTCGGTCAGCGATCTTGTTGTGAATACCCATATCAGAAAGTTTTGCTTCAGTGACTTCTTCAACGTGACGAATAACAGTATACTTGCCACCAACCTTATCGACTTTGTTACCCATCGAAGCCTTTTTATCTGCCGCAGACTTAGACATAGGACCAGTCGTTCTACCTGACTTCTTGTCGGTTGGGTGAGTGTACTTTACTGCATACTTTTGTTCTTCTAGGTTTGCAGATTCCATCTTGTAGTTGCCAGTCTTTCTCTGCTTTTTCATCAGAGCATGCAACTTTGCCAATTTGTCTTTTTCGTTTGGCGTTAGGGAGTCACGAGTCTTCTTTGCTTGAATACGGTTTACTGACTTACCATATTCTTTTGTTGATTCTCTAAACTGATTACTGTGGATTTCTATGCCATGACTCTTAACTGCTTTTTGAATTGATTTGTCATCAAGTTTGCTTGGGTCTTCTCGTGTTCCGATTGTTACAGTTCCGACCCACTTGTTTCCTCTGGATGGCGATATTGTGTTTGTAACAAGTCCGCCCATCTTCTTAACAGCATCTCGCAAAGCAATTCTGTCTTGTTTCCACTCATCTTTTATCGCACCAAGGTCCGATGGTTTAGGGCTATTCGGTAACTGGTCCCTGTAATTGAATTCAACATCAGTGACCTTCACTAAACCTTCTTCTAAGTTCGATGCAGTTTCTTCTTTCTTAAGGCCGCCCATCGCATTACCATACATCTTTTTCTTCATGCTCTTATATCTTGCAGAAGAATCTGGACCTTTGCTTCCTGATGCTTTACGTTCCTTTGCCTTATCTGCTGCGATTTCTGCTGCAGTTGGCTTACGATATACTTCATCAAGTTCGCTAGCATTACCATAAGAAGACCTTCCTATGATAGCACGTAGGAAGTCGTTCAGTTTACCCTTTGGTCCACTGATAGAAACATGCCCACCTTGAGCCTTTGCTTTTAGTCCAAATCTTGTTGCGCCTGAAGCAACTTTGTCTGGTGCACTTGTCTTGATCTTTGATGTTGCTTCCTCGAGATTTGATGATTCTCTCAATTCAAAAAAACTTTTCATTTTAACTTCCTCTTGATGCGCCTCGAAATACCTTCGTTCCCGCAACTGGATTGACTGATTTAACTTTACTATTTATAGGGTTGAAATTAGTGCCACCGTAGTTGTTATCGGTTGCCTGTTGAAGTCTTTCTTTCTTCGCAGCAGACATTTTCTTGTTACGTGGTTTTTTCGATTTACTCATAAGTTACCCTTATTTAATTATTCTACCGCATACCCCATCTTCTTCAATTCTGCCTTGGAGAAGGATGGTGGTGGTTTACTGAAAAAGTCAGCCGACTTCTTGATCTTGTCTAGTCGCTTCTGCGAACCAAGACCATGTTTCGACGCACGAGCGGAAAGACGGTCTTGTGCAGACCGCCTTGCTTCTCTTATTTCAGTAAACTTTTTCATAATTATACTATTGCAACAGAAATACCAAATCGATCATCCTCGGCACCATCAAACGCAGTTAG